GATACGCCTAGTAAAGCACCAACCTCTGATGCCATACCACATTTACTACGTACATCTAACCATTCTTGTGACCCTTGTGGCAGGTCTATATCTTTAATTATCTTCATTGAAAAACTCCTTAAGTTTAAGTTTATTAAATTCATCTAACCAATCCTCACCCGGAGTGGGTGATATCAGTACCTCTACATCTATTGCTTTAGCAGCTAACCTCTCGGCTAATTGGTAAGCAGACTTCTGTCCAACAAATGATTTGTCGTTGTCAGCATATATCTTAACACATTCTAATCCTTCTGGTGGTTCAAAGGTTGACATGCAGTGTGCATTCATTACAGAAAACGCAGGCAGCCCAGAGATTTTACTTGCAGCTAATGCAGTTTCTATACCTTCTGCTAAACATATAGTGCCTTCGTGTTCGTGAAGTCTTATTGCAGCACCAGTGATTGTACCTTTGGGTGGCATTATTTTTCTTGCAGTACCACCTTTAATTTTCTGTCCATCTTTTGTATAGGTTATATGCCATGACACACCAACACCTTTGGCATCTTGTATTAAACCAAGCATAGAATTGAATGGTCCTAGCTTAACACCATGTTCCCATGTGTACAGCATAGCTTCTTTAAGTGACTCTGGGTAGTCAGGTAGACCACGCATAGTTAAGTAACTATCTATGTGCCCATTGTAAACAATAGGTGTTGACATCTTAGCTACTTTACGTAACGCAAGTGTCGGATCTTTCTTTGGCTTGCTTGGTTGGAAAGTTGTGTGATCTATAATAGGTCTGATTGCATCTAAGCAGTCTGTAAAAGTCCAACCATTTATCTTTTGTAATAATTCAAATCCATCACCAGCACCACAGTTGTTACAAAAGTATGTGCCTCTACCATCTTTGTCATCGAATCTAAATCTGTCTGTCCCTTCCATACATATTGGACAAGGACCGTGTTTGTTTTGTAAATACTTACTGTCTATTCCTAGTGCGGTTAACACACCGTACCACTTACCTGTTACATCTAGTTTATTATTCATGTTAGTTCCTTATTATTTATACTTATGTTTACTCTTTGCTTTTTTTATTTGTAAGTGTTTTATATAACTTACACACTCACTACTTGGTTTTATTGGCTCAACATTTGAGAAGCTTGGGTAGTCATTGAACCTCATTTTGTAGGTATGATAAGCCCATCCTTCCTTATACTTATGTATTGCGCAATGTCCTAACAGCATAGCATAGAATTCTTTTCTAAACTCTGGTGCGTATGTTAGTTTCTTCTTGACTGTCTTTGTTATCTTATCAACAAATCCTAGTTCCTTGTCAAGAACAGATACATATTTTGATTTCTTTAGTTGCACATGCCCACACCTGCTGCATATGTTTGAGCCAGAAAACATAGAGAAACAACCCTCACATATTATTTGGGTTTCTTCTTTAGGTTTTGCTAACTTTCTTTCTTTGATTGTCATTGCTCTCTTAGGATCAAGATGCCATTCAATATCGTCTTCAACAAACCCATGAGTATATACAGCACCAGAATGGTCTATGATAGTAGCATGACTCTTGCCTTCGTAAGGTCTAAGAACTCTGCCAACCATTTGAATATACATTCCTAGTGATTTAGTTGGTCGTGCTAGTACACATACTTCAGCAGGGGGGCAGTCAAATCCCTCAGTTAATACCATGCAGTTACAAATAATTTTCATATCACCATTATTGAATTTGTTTAAGACTCTTTCTCTTTCTGCGTGGTCTGTTGTGCCATCTATGTGTGCAGCTTTCACTCCAATATCTATAAAAGATTCTGCAAGGTTCTTGCTGTGTGCTACAGATGATGCAAACACAATAGTCTTTTTGTTGTTGGCTATTTTATTCCATGAAGATACTATGTCGCCAATTAGTTTTGGATGGTCCATCCTTTCTGCTAGTTGTACGGAATTGTAATCGCCCATTGATGTTTGTATACCATTAAGGTCAGGAATTGTTGGTGCATAATACTCACAGCCAACCAAGTGTCCTTGATTAATCAGCTCTTTAATAGACGGAGCTTGTATCATATCTGAAAAGATATTGCCTAGCCCTCTACCATCAGAACGTATAGGTGTTGCAGTTAAACCTAACACATTACTATTGCTATACATGTCAATAATTTTTAAGTAAGTATTGCTTAGACATCTATGAGCTTCATCAATAATTACAAGGTCTGCTTTTGGCAGCGCTTCTTTCTGGTTGGTTATTGAACGTGATCTTAGTGTATCTATAGAGGCTACTTGTGTGTTATGCCAGAACTGTGCTGACTCACCAGCCATAATGATTCCATGTCTTACTCCTTCTTCAGTTAGTTTATCTGAGCACTGAGTTATCAACTCTCTTCTGTGTGCTAGGAATAATACATTTTTGTTTTGGTTGATTGAATGTTTTACAAATGCAGATGCCATCACAGTTTTACCTGAGCCAGTAGCTGCTTGTAGTAGTATGTTCTTGTTTCCTTTTCTTTGAGACCGAATGATATTATTCAGTGTATCTTTTTGATACTGTCTTAATGCCATTGCTTCTCCTTATTATTAGTGAGCACTTTAATGTCATACTCAGGACCACTAAGGATTATTTAGAACGGAATGTTTTCATCCGAATCATCTGTCTCAGTTATTGTAGCAGTTGGTCGTTCAGCATATGTGAACTCATCTCCGCTACCACCACCTTCATACTCTTCCAAGGTCATAACTTGTACACCAACTAATGTTGCAGTGATGCCAGTTTTACCTGCGTATTCCCATGGTCTTTCCATGTACTGTACGTTACATACAGAACCATTACCTATGTTAGTATCACCTAGGTTGTCACCGTATTTATCTTTTACAAATGGTGGAGAAATTTCATTCTTTTCCATAGCTCCACTAACAGGGTTCTTCTTGTTGAAGTGTGTGTTTCTTTTAATCTTTACAAAGGGCACTCCACTTTCAGGATCAAAGCGTTCTTTCTGTGCAAATCCTTTAGCTACCCATTCTTTTGATTGCTCTGCAGATACTTCACAGTCTACTGTCCACTCGGTTTCGTCAGACGCATACTTAGTAGCAGGGTTGCTACCAACTCTTGCCCATTTTACTTTTACATTTTCTAGAATCATTTGATTCTCCTTATTACTAGTTATAAATGGTGAGGGTTTCTCACCGCCTGAAGCGCTTACACTAAGTAAGCTACTTGTTTCTTTACGGGCAACGCTTGCGTTGTCCTGTTGTTTTTTAAATAAAAGTGCCACGCATTCTCAAAGGAGGTGTGGTAGTATGAGATTGCATGGCGTTTTCTTGTTGCTGTTTCACTACCACGTTGAACAGCTTTTTTATTTGGTTCCTTAAGGGGGTGGAACAAACTATTTTTCTTCTTCTTTGATTAGTTTATTTAAGAACCATTGTGCTTTTTTTAAATCACACACCCCGTCTTTAAACCTCCATCGACTGATGTATTTTGTTATAGTTGCTGTCATGTAATCCATCTTTTGATCTAAGATGAAATCTATAACCTCTATTTTACCCTGTGTGTAGTGTGAAGGGTTTATTTTTTCTTGAATGTCAGAAGATAGCTCTGTTCTTTTATTGCTTTCTTCTACTGCTTGTTCTCTTAGTGTTGTCATTTTAATTCCTCTATTTTTTTAGTTTATTTATACTCCAGCATGGTCGTCAGAGCTGCCGTCTGGGAAGTACCATGTTCCTTCACTTCCATATATAGCGTTCATTCCATCTCCACCGAGTATGTCATACATGCTTTCCCCTTTTCTTCTGCTTATTTTTCTACATTTTTTAGAACAATATTTTTGTGTTCTTCTATATGGTTCGTATTCATCGTTACATATTTCACATCTTGCAGGTAAAGGCTCACCGCTTGCTATCTTTCTTTTGTGTTCTGCCATTACTCCATCATAGATAGGCGTTACTGAACTATGGTCTTTCATTGTATTCTCCTTACTTGTAATGCTGTTGTTGCTATTAAATGTTTCTTTATTAAGTATGCTTTCTTATTGTATGGATCTCCGGGTCCACGAAATCGTACTGGTTGTAACTTGTTATCTTGAATTACTTTATTTAGAATTCCTGGTGTTGTTGTTATTGCTTCTTTGCCAGTATGAAACACCCATCGGTATGCTTTAGTAGTTGATAGGGCAGAGGGCTTATCGTTATACTCTATCTCGACAACAAGGTTGCCTGTCTTTAAGGACATCGGGTCGTACTTGACCTCTACACCTTTGTCTTCAGAAGGTATGTGTATATCCCATTCTTTGCAGTATCCTTCTACTAAGTATGCATCATGATATTTCTTTTTAACTTCTATTAGTATTTCTTTTTCTATTTTTTGACCACGTTCAAGGTCTTTATCGAAACTTGTTTCCATGTTATTTCCTTATTATTAGCAAAAGAAGAAGTCTGAATCGTATATATCCTCTAGTATTAGGCTGCCTAGTTTAGGTGTATCTCCATCAAACTTTTGATCGTTCCATATGATTTGTTCTCGCATGTTTGCAAAGACATCTTTTGCATACATCTTTATAAACTCACTCTTGGTTGTGTATATAAGTTCTTCAACATCAGATGCGTGTACGCTAAAGCTGTCGTGTATCGCACCAAAACTTTTCGCGTCAATCTTGTTGATAACCAAAGACATGTGGCTCGCATCATATGAATGCACCCAATTAGCCCCGATAGCTGACAAGTGCTCTGCCAATGCAGGTTTGTCTGTTATTTCTAGGTACACGTGGCTTATCTTTTTGCCTTGTAATGAACCTTGATATACTTTTTTTCTGGCTACCCATTTTTGTGTGAGTACAGGAAATCCACTAGGAGATTCCCATGATATGTCAGAGAATTGCATGACCTGTATCTTGTGGTTTACTAATGATTGAAGATACTTTTTAATTTCTACTGGTCCATGACACACAGAGTCATAAGCTTTAACTAAATCTTTGCCAAGGTGTTTTGAATCTGAACGTGTGATGTTATATTCAGATGTTATCCCAGCATCATAAGAATCTTGATATATTATTTCGCCAATCTTTCTAGCACCTGCATCATAAGCTCTTGTCATTGACCCACGTTTACTTATACCTTTGCGTATTAGTTTCATTGGTATATGTCTCAGCTTTTTACCTATGGCAGTACCTTTGTTTAAGTTTATTATTTCTTTACCCATTATTAGATAAAAATCTTGAGGTATATCTAATGGCATTAAGCCAACAAGTTTACCAGCCTTTTCGTCAAGAGACATTGCTGCTAAATGTTGCGTACCGTTGTTAACTCCGTCAATTGAGATAGGCATAGATGAATAGTATGGTTCACCAGTTAGGGCACCGCCAATTATTCCGCCAATCTCAAAGCATAAAGATAAAAATACCCATGGTTTTTCTGCAGACATCCAGTATTCTTTAGTTGCAATAGGGTCAGATGCCACGTCCAATATTTTATTTATATTTTCTATCGTCCAGTTGTGCTTATCCATAACGCCCATTTTATCTACAGCTATATCAAACAAGCCATTTTCTCGCAGTTCTTTCTCATAATCTAGTGTTAGCCACTCAATATTTGCGAGCATATCTATTTTGTAAGACTGATTAAAAGATGTTGCTGCATGTATAAATGTATATTCAGCACCTTTTTGATCTACTTCTTTTTCTTCAGCAAATAAGAAGTGTCCTCTTGCTAGGTCGTTTGATTGGTAACTAAAGTATGGGTCTCTATTGTATATACGTCCTCTATAATCTAAGTACATTGATTGATAAAATTTGTAACCAATCCATCCGGGCTCTTTGTCAGTACCGTTAATTGTTTCTATAATTGCTTTATTTCTAGCAGATTGTGATTGTTTTCTTAAACAATATTGCTTATCTGACCACTTCCTGTTCTCTAAATTATAGTTTTCTTGTATTATTTGTATTTTTCTATGTGTTTCTGCTTTTTTATCTACGTTTTTTAGTTTATGAAACCTATTTGTCAGTATTTCTAGTTCTTTTTCTAGTTTTGGTACTGCAGTTGAGTTGCCTAAGTGTGGTTCAAACAAGTCTGTATCTCTATAAAGTAACATATTCTTTAAATGTTTGTTTTGGTTTTCTCTTTTTATGTCAACAGCATCAAAAGTTACAGGCATTCCATTACTGTTTATTAAATCAATTTCTGTATTTATTAATTCATCTTTGAGAAGATTGCTTATTTCTGCAACTTGAGGGTTTATTTTCCATTGTACTTGTTCTAGTTTATTTATCGAATCGAAGAATGGTTTCTTATTATGTTCTTTTGTAATTTCAACTCTTGATTTTACTAGTCTTTCTTGTTCGCCTTGGTTATTTCTTATTCCAGATGACCATGGTGTGTATTTATGTAATGAAATACCTATTCTTTCTCTTGGTAATATAGATATCTTTGGAAAGTTACTACCCATTTCTAGTACATATGGGTTGTAATTAAAACTTTTCTTTTTTCCTCTGTAATACACCTCTTCTACAGTATAAAACGGCTCACGGTTTAAGATAAGGTACTTCTCGTCAATTAATTGGTCTAATATGAAGTCCCCTATCATTATAGACCTAGAGTCGCTAGAATCGGATCCTCGTGCTTCTAGTATATTTAATGCTAAGTCCCCAATATTTTTACAGGTATTGGTTAATTTGATAATTCCGTTCTCTTGTTTAAATCTCTGTATAAGATAAGAGAAAACTACATTTAGTATTTTTACAGTTCTGAAATCATTGTATACACATTGTGCATTACGAAATGTCTGCGCACTACCAGATGCATTGTTGTTTCTGTTTGTGATTCTATATTCTAGCGTATCTGCTAGATTGTTTAATATGTTGTTGTCCATACACCTCCTGAAGTTTTAATTTATATCATACCCTTATTAGACAAATACCGCACCCTTATTAATGCAATTTGGTTTTAAAATATAAACGTACCATGATAGCCATACGGATCACATGGTACGCATTTTATTATCTTTTCTTTTTTTCTTTATACATTTCAAAACTAAATAATACTAACCACGCACAAAATGTTACGAAGCTTACAAATATCATAATCTTATACGCCTAAATGATTCATCTGCATCATTTGTGTCATTCTAGCTGGTATTACCTTGTTGGTATTACATGCATCACAACAACCACCAGTTTCTGCTACTGGGTCTGGATTATTATCGAAGCCAGTAAAGTGTTCTTCACATATGACACATTGCCATACCTCATCACCCCATTGTTCACTGCCTTCTGTTGAACCAGTTACAAATGTTTTAGTTATTTCCCATTCACTATTTATATCTTCATTTTCTATTTCGTTTGGAGCTATATATTCTGCAAAGTTTTGATTATTATTATGATGTTCGTCTTCACCAACTTCTTCACAGATTATATTATTTTTTTCTAATGTTTCACAGTCATAGTAAGTATCTACTAATTGTGCCATTTCATCTACATAGATTCTTTTCGTTACAGTAGCAACTAGTTGATATTCTATTTCTACGTCATAATGTTTTCTTTCGTATTCATTTATTAACAGCGCTTTACTCATTTTCCTCCTCCTCTATTAGTCGTCTTTTTAATGCTTCTTGCTCATCAAAGTGATGCTCTAATTTATGACGTATGGCATCTTCCATTTCTTTATCTGGCGCATCTATAATTAATTTGTCCATAATATTATTCATTTTCTATACTCCTGTATTATTACATCTTTATGCCCTATACTTGTATATTGGTCAAGGAACGCTTTAGCCATTGAGTATGTCACAAGATGTTCTGTTACTTCTGTGCCACCTACCCACACAGTATATTTTTTGATTTCTTTACCAGTTAACATGGGTTCTTTTTTCTTTTTCTTTTTACCCATGATGTCATTATTTATATGGTGTGTTGCGTTAATCATTATTATCCTCCTCGAATCTTTCTGTTAGTTCATTTGCGTCTAGCATGCCATGGACATCATCATTTGACATCCATTTTAGGCAACATAATAGTAGATGGTCAGCACCTACACGACCTTCTTCTACCATTTCTATTGCTTTATCTCTATTATCTTTACTGTATGGGTGTAAGTACATTATTGTCCACCTTGTGGTATTACCATCATTTCTTGCATTGATGTAAAAAACGCACCACCATTGTTTCCTTCATCATCGCTACTGGCAACTATTGAATGACCATCTGTAAATTCTATGAAAGGTGTAGAACTCCAGCCCATTGCTTCTTGTTCCATGTTATTTAGATATCCTATTTTAGCTACTACTTTGCCTTTGAATAATTTAGTTGCATCTTCTGACCAGTTTTTCATTTGATTAACTCCCGTAATTGTGATATTTTTTCTATGTTATGTATTTCATGAAACTGTCCTTGTTGAAATGAATGTTCAAAACTTACATGGTCTAAGTTTAGTATTGAAGCCACTTCTTCTCTGCCAAGGGTTGGTATTGTTATTTTGTAGATGTGTGTGCCCGGTGTATTTAATTCAAATGCTTCTTCTTTAGTTGCATAGTATTGTGACATAAACAGAAATTTCTCATCACTAGTTATGCTTTTGTCTTTACACCAGTTGTTGGTTTTTTGATAGATAATCATGATTCATCACCATCTGTAGCTGTTATTAGTATTTCGATATGTTTGTCAGTTTTTAACAACCCTTCTATTATTGCAGTGTTGATTATTATTTGATCTTTATCACCATTGAACATTTCGATAAACATATCTTGTGTTTCTTCATCTAATCTTATTACTGCACGTTGCAATGGTTTAGCTACAGGTGTTACTTTTTCGTTTATTCTTTTGTCAAGTAATTCCCATTCTTTATCTTCCATATAAGTCATTGTCGCTCCTTAAGTTTAAAGTACCGATATGTTTCTATCGGCACTAAGTAATTTACATCACACTTGGGACAGTACCAATTCTCATGGTCGCAGTCTACTTCTGTGTCAAAGTATAATTCTTCACCACATTTACATTCTGTATGTATTACATCATCATTCATAACGTAACACAGTTGCCTCACGTTCCCACTCTGAGTAATAGTGATAACCTTTTGCATAGCTGTGTTGCAAGTTAGCTACGCCATATGTCTTGCATAGAAATTCCTCTGCTTGTTTTTCATCTATAAATGATTTACCATCATCATCACACCATATTCCTATAAATGCCCAGCCATCTTTATATGCACTAGGACATAACTCTTTGAATGTTTTACCTGTTCCTGCGTCTACCCACAGCTCTTCATTGGCGTGAGTCTGCATAGTTGTTGGGTATATTGTTTTTGTATTTATATCCATTAATAACCTCTCGATGCTTCTTCATATGACCATTTACGTTCTTCTGGTTCTATTGTATAGTTACCCCAGTAGTTTTCTTTTTGCAAAGATTCTTTGACCTCTGCAATTCTTTCCATTAAATCTTCCACCAGTATTTCTGCTACCCCATGAGTACATTCACCTAGCATTCTTTCTTGCTCAAGCTCACTCACATCATTGAATTCAGGTAACTCTGTTATTGTTG